GGGTGATGATGAAATTGATTATACGCTTTACGAACCAGCACATCCAAAAGGTTCTGCATACTACGATTCAGCAATTAGAGCTATTCCTATTACGGAAGCATCTCCTGATGAAACTCAAGTATTGAGATATAAATTAGTTACCCTTCCAAAAGGAACTACACAAATCCCAACTGTAAGATTGGGTGTACCTCAAGTTAGTGTTAATCAATATGAAGGTGGTGTGGGATTATCTCCAACAACATCTCCTGCTGGAAATACAAATGCTGGATACACAATGGTATTAGCAGACCAAAGAGCCGGTACAATTACTGTGACTAGAGGAGCAAGTGGTACTGGTAATACATTATTCTTGGGTGATGAAATTACAACAACTGCACAAGTTGTTACTGGTTTGGAATTTAGATTCACTCCAAATCCAAACTTAACACTTGATGTATCTACTACAATAACTGTATTTGGAAATGAAACTGGAGGTTCTCAAACTATTCCTGTAATTGTAACATACAAAGCAACCGTATAAAAATAAAATAGAAATATAAAATGGCACTAATAAATGACCCAAATATAACCGACCAGATAAGAGCATTGGCTAATACTGGTACGATTGATTCAAATCAAATTGTACAAATATTAAACTCAGTTTTACCTGCAGGTCAACAAATCGCATCAACCGGTGTAACTGGTACTGGTCTTTATAAAAGATTTGGTGAATTCGATAAAGTAAATGCAAAAATAGAAGTAGTAACTACTGGATTATGGAGTAGTGATTCTGGTTCATTGATGTCATTCTTTACAGCATCATCACAAACTGACCAAAGTGGTAAGTATTATTACAACGTATATCAAACTGACCCAATTGATACTGATATTGAAGAAGTTCAATTTGCAGTAGCATACGGACATGTTGATGGAAGTGGTTCTGTTACTTTAGATATAGACCCTAATGGTTTATTACCAACTAAAGCAACTTACGCTCAGTATAAATCAATGTTGTTAGACCCAACTTTGGCTAAATTCAAATTTGATAATTCAGTTGCAGCTGCAACCGATTCAAATGATATTTATGTTATTAATGTAGCTAGAGCTCGTTATAGAGAATCTATGGATGCTGGTAACTGGTCATTAAAAGTTTCTGGTTCTAATGGATTGTTTACTTTTATTGATAATAGTGGTAAAAAATTCGGTGATTCTTATGGATTGAGTGGTAATGTATTTAAAGTAGTTTCTGGTTCGTTGAATTTAGGAACTCAAAATGAGGCAACGATAGCTAATACAACTGACCCAACTTCTGGGGAAGGATATGGTTTATTCTATCCTGATAGAGGTATTATTGTTTTAAATCCAAAAGCTGTTGGTAATGTGGTAGGTAATGTGTTTAATGAAAATTTCCAAACTGTTGGAACTTTATTACCATCATACTCAACAGCAGCTGACCAGGAAAATCATAAAAGATTATATCATGCAATTAGAGCTGGTAAGGATTTTGATGCTAGAAGAACTGAAAACGTATCAACGCAACATTTCTTTGTAAGAGCAACAAATAGAGAGTTTAACTACTCTAACAATCCTACATATTTAGATGCAGATGGTTTCTTTACTGAACCAACATTCGAAACTGACCCTCAAACTTTCATCACAACAATAGGTTTGTTGAATGATGCAAACGAATGTGTGGCAGTAGCTAAGACTTCACAACCAATTGTTAAATCATTTGATAGAGAAGTTTTAATTAAAGTGAAATTATCATTCTAATTAAAAATTAATATAATATGAAAGCCCCCTTAATTGGGGGTTTTTTGTTAAACGAATATTTATATAAGATATGTTGAAAGAAATACCAAAATCAGATGTAATCGTAAGACCTCTTAAAGTTTATAAAGAATGGACTTTAGATGAAAATGATATTAGTCCTATTTTTGCTGAAAATCCATCTGGAACACTTATTGACTTGGATGTTGATGAAGTAAGTAATGGATTCAATAAAAAAGTAGTGTACGCATCTATAAAAAGCCAATTTTATAATAATCCAGCAACTGCATCATTATTGACAGAAGTTGGTAGAAGAATTTCATATGCATCAACCAATGAAAGAATTTTGGAAGATGATATAGCTGTATTTTCTATCCCACAAGTATATTATGGTGAGGGAATAAAGCCTGGTACTGTTGTATTGGAAGATGAGCAGTTGGGTAGAACATATACTGATGATGGATATTCTAATTTAAAATATGGTAATCAAATAAAAGGTAATATATTTTATGATAGAGGCTTGGTAGTTGTAGCTAAAGATATAGTTAGTGGTTCTGTTTTATCTCAATTTACTTTAAACTTTCGTTCAACCAAAACAATATATGAGAATGAAATATTCATTTCAGTATTAGAAAATGAATTTAACTTTTCTCAAAATCCAAGTGCGGTAAATGAAACTGATGGTGTTGTAAATACATATATAGTACAAAGACCGGGTTCAATAAGACCTGATGATTTAGTAAGTAAATCTTTTTATAATGCTGGTACTAAAATTATTAATGATGAATTTAATTATTATGAGGATTATGTTAGTTTAGACCCTACTGGTTCGTTTTTAGCACCATATATTACTACAATTGGATTATATGATAATGAATTAAATATGGTTGCAGTAGCTAAATTACCACAACCAATTAAATCAACTCCAGACTATCCAATAAACTTTATTATTAGATTTGATTCGTAAAAAGGTTTTACTTTATATTTATATTCAAATAAACAAACAAAATGGCAAGTATTTTAGATATATACACAAAAACTCCACCTAAAACAGGTATGATAGATATCAAAGGAAAGGATAAAACACCTATCAATCCAGATGGTGGCAAGAATTTAGCAACAGATGAAAGAGCTATTCTTAAAGCTAGAGGAGGAAAACTTCAATCAACGAAGTATTCTGATACTGTTACTAATAAGTAATCAATGAGTTGGAAATTTAATGGAAATATTGTTACGGAGGAAAATACACCGGAAGGTGCAGTTGGGTTTGTCTATAAAATGATACACATACCAACTGGTAGATTTTATATAGGGAAGAAATCCCTAAATCAGGTTCGAAGATTGAAGCCCCTTAAGGGCAAGACTAGAAAGAGAGTTGTTAGAAGTGCTTCCGATTGGGAGAAATACTATTCATCAAACGAATGGATTAAATCCGAAGTAAAAGAGGGTAGAGCTGATGATTTTGAAAGAGAAATCATTCAGTTTTGCTTTTCCAAAAAATCCTTATCATATTACGAAATTAAATGGCAGTTTCATTACGATGTACTGGCCAATGAACAAGCAATAAACGAAAACCTTATGGGAAAATTCTTCCGTAGGGATATTATAAATTAAAGTTATGACAATACCTGAAATCGCACACAAGTACGGAATCTCCGAAGCTTATTTAAACGCAAAAGATGATGCACTACAAATAGCAGCTGCATCTTTAGTAGACCTTAAAGGAATGTTGGAAGCAAACCAACCAAAAGCTCCAATTGCAGCAAAAATGCAGTTTTTAGCTGATTTCCTTTACGATGTAAAGAATTCCAATCATTAATTTGGATAATTCCCAAAAAAGTTGTATATTTGTATAGAATATACATAATATGCTATTTGGGAAGAATAAACTAACGGTCATTAACATTTTAGACACCACATTAGGTGTAGGTTCATCCTTAAAGGGAAATGAGCAGGCTCACCATTGTCCATTTTGTAACCACCATAAGAAAAAACTTCAAGTAAACTTAGATACTCAAAGATGGCACTGCTGGGTATGTGATTCTAAGGGTAGGAGTATCCAATCCCTTCTTCGTAAACTCAATGTAGATATAAGAGACCTAAATAGATTAAAAGATATCTATGGTGAAGATGATTATACATTAGTTGAGAAAGATGAGTATGTAGCTAAGTTACAATTACCATCAGAATTCAAACAATTACACTTCAAACCAAATGGATTCCAACCTGAATACAATCAAGCTATTAATTACCTTAAAGAAAGAGGAATTACCCAAGCTGATATCGTTAAATACAACATCGGATATTGTTCTGATGGATTATACTTTGGCAGAATCATTGTACCTTCGTATGATGAGAATGGTGACTTAAATTACTTCGTAGCTCGTTCATATTACAAAGAAGAACGAATGAAGTATAAGAATCCACCGGTTAATAGAGATGTAATTGTGTTTGATAATCAAATAAATTGGAATGAACCCATTACTTTGTGTGAGGGTGTATTCGATTCATTTTCAATTAAAAGAAATTGTATTCCTTTGCTTGGTAAGTTCTTATTAAGTAAATTAAAGAATAAGATTATAGAGAAAGGAGTTAAGGAAGTAACTATTATGTTAGATTCAGATGCTATTGCAGATTCAACTAAACATACTGATTACTTTTTAAAGAACGGAATCAAAGTTCGTAACATTATACCAACCGATAAAGATGCTGGTGAAATGGGATTCAAAAAAGTAAACGAACTATTAAAGGGAGCAAAACAAACTGGATGGGATGACTTAGTTCTATCCAAACTAAATAATATATGAGCTTAAAGAGAATTTATCACATTGCGGATATACACATTCGTAATATCAAAAGACACAAAGAGTTTAGACAAGTATTTTACTCAATGTTTGAGGAAATACAAAAAAGAGGAACGGAAGATTCCATTATCTACTTAGCTGGTGATATCGCTCATGCTAAATTGGAAATGAGTCCTGAATTGGTTAGTGAGATTAGCTGGTTGTTTACTGAATGTAACAAATTATGTCCTACAATTGTAATCGCTGGCAATCACGATTGTAATATGAACAATTCGGATAGAATGGATGTACTTACTCCAATCGTTGATGCATTAAAATTACCAAATCTAACGTATTTAAGAGATACGCAAGTTTATGGCATTGGTGGGGTTGATTTTGCAGTATTTAGTATATTTGATAACAAAGATAATTGGCCTAAAGCAAACACTCTATTTGGAAACAAAAAGATTGCACTATTTCACGGACCTGTTGATAACTCTACAACCGATGTGGGGTATGTGGTTAGTAGTAGACACTTCACAACTGATATATTCGATGGATATGATTTAGCCTTATTAGGAGATATCCATAAAAGACAAGAGATGATATCACCAAGCGGATGTAAGGTGGTATATGCCGGTTCTTTGGTACAACAAAACTTTGGTGAAACGCTTGACAAGCACGGATTCTTAGTTTGGGATTTAGATACAATGACTTATGAGGAAGTTGATATCCAAAACGATTACGGATACTATACTTTAGATGTTGATGGTGGTATTGTTCCGGATGTAACTGATATGCCGTTATACCCTCGTTTAAGAGTGAGGGTAACAAATACGGATACCGCAGATACAAAGAGAATGATGGCTGATATTACGGCAAAGTATGGTGTAGAGGATTTTACAATCATTAGAACGGATACCTTTAATAAGAAGAAAACCAACGATAGAGAAGCAAGGTTGGAAGTAGATAGTGTGGCTGATATAAACCATCAAAACTCTTTAATAGGTGAGTATATTGAACGTATGATGCCATTTGTGACAAAGGAGGATTTAGCTGGGATAGAGAAAATCAATCGTGACATTAATAGTAGAATACAACCATCAGAACTACAAAGAAACATAAGCTGGAAACCAATTAAGTTTGATTTCAGTAATATGTTCTCATACGGAGAGAGAAACGTAATCAACTTCGATAAGATAAACGGATTGATGGGATTATTCGCACCAAATGCACAAGGTAAATCATCTCTATTCGATGCAATCTCATTTTGTTTATTCGATAAGTGTAGTAGGGCTTACAAAGCATCTGCTATTATGAATAATCGTAAAGCAGATTTCCATTGCCAATTAGAATTCTCCGTTGATGGAGTTGTATATGGTATTCGTAGAGAGGGAAGAACTATTAATAAGGGAAAAAACGTAAAAGTGGATGTAGACTTTTGGAGAGAGGGAGATAGTGGTAGAGAATCACTTAATGGAACGGAACGTAGAGATACAAACCAAGTCATTGAAACCTATGTAGGAAGATATGAGGATTTCATAATGACTGCTCTATCATTACAAGCTAATAATGCCCTTTTCATTGATAAATCACAATCCGAAAGGAAAGATTTGATGGCTCAGTTTATGGGCTTGGATATATTTGATAAATTGTACGAAACGGCTACTAACGATATCAAAGATGTGAATGCACTTATCAGAAATTTCAGAAAGACCGACTTCACTTCGGAATTAGCCCAAAAAGAAAACGACTTAAACGAAAAGAAAGTTGAGTATGGTGAATTGGATTCTGAGAAGTTAGAATTAGAAACTCGTAAAGCTGATTTAGAAGAACAAATTGTAGGATTATCTCAACAAATTATTCCAATTCAAGGTAATTTAGATATTGATGAACTAAATCGTAAACTTAAAAAGATTGATGGTGAATTAACTACTTGGGGTGATACTAAGTTTGATAAAACCCAAAAACTTACGGAAGCAAAAGAATTGGTTAGAGAAGCTAAAGAAATGGTTGATTCTAAAGTTACCATAAACGGAATTGGTATAGAAGTTGTATATTCAAATTACCAACGAGAACAAAAAGTTTTAATTGAAGCAGAAAAAGCGTATTCAATAGTAAAATCACAATTAGATTCCGCCAAAGAAAAGATTAATCATTTGGATAAGCATGAATATGACCCAAATTGTAAATTTTGTTGCGATAATGAATTTGTTAAAGATGCAATGAGAGCAAAAGAAGCATTGCCTGAATTGGAAGGATTTGTTAAAAATGCAACTATACAATGTACGGGTATTCAACAAACTTTAGATTCTTGGGAAGGTGTAGAAGAACAATTCAAACAATGGAAAGAATATACCGATGAATACAAAAGATTAGTTAATGTTACAGAAAGATTGGAAGGTGATATTAGAACTGCAGATTCTAAAATTGAATTGTTACAAACTCAAAACGAAACTGTAAATGCAGATATTAAACGATATAATGATAATGTAGAAACGATTACAAAGAATCAAGCATTAGATATTCAAATCCAAAATGTTCGTAGATTAAAGCAAGGTGTAGAAAAACAAATTTCAGATGTGAACAAACTTATGTTGAAATTAATGTCCGAAGTAGGTGCAACCAAAACCTACATAGATAATATGGTAGCTAAGATGGAAGAAGTTAAGGAATTGGAAACTAAAAACCAATTATATACATTCTACTTAGATGCGGTTAAGAAAGATGGAGTACCTTATGAACTAATATCTAAAGCACTCCCAGCAATTGAAAATGAAGTGAACAACATATTAGGACAAGTAGTGGACTTCTCAATATCAATGGATACTGATGGAAAGAACATTAACGCTAAAATCGTTTACGAAGACCAGGAGTGGGCTTTAGAGATGTGTAGTGGTATGGAGAAGTTCATATCGGGATTAGCGATTAGAGTGGCTCTAATTAACATATGCAACCTACCTAGACCTAACTTCTTAGTAATTGATGAAGGGTTTGGAACATTAGATGCAGATAACCTATCATCCTTATTTATGATGATGCAATATCTTAAAACTCAATTTGATTTTATTTGGGTAATTTCTCACTTAGAACAAATGAGAGATATTGTGGATGGACTTATTGAAATTAAAAAAATAGATGGTTTTAGTAAGATTAACTTCTAGTAACCGGTAATACATTTTTAGGTGTGGTCTTATTTAAAGACTGCACCTTTTCTTTTATAAGGGTTTCTACTAACCCATTTATCTTATATCCTTTCTCTTTACAAAATTCTTTTAATGCTTGGTGTATTTCAGCATCTATTTGTATCATTGCGTATTTTTTCATAACGTTTCTTTAGTTTTCTTTAGTTTTCTTTAGTTTTTAGTAATTATAAATATTAAACTCAATATTTATTAATAATTAATAGGAATCATATATGGCAAGAATAAAAAAATTCGCAGATAATCTAACACAACCATTAACAATATATCAGACATTTGTTGTAGATTCTAATCCAAATTCTCAGTATTTTAGAATTACTGAATTTAAAGAATCTTTTACTGGTGGTAAGAACGGATTTTTAATAGAAGGTTCTGAGTACCTAAAAGAAAGTACGGATATAAAAATAGAAATATTGGATGTTGATGGTAATCCAATTTATTTCGAACCTGGTGATGGTGTTCCTGAATATTATGAGGGATTATCAAAAGTTATTGCTGTTTACATATATGAAGATACTCCAATTGGTAATGCAAAAATTACCGTATTGGGTGAATTAAAAACTTACATAGATGCTGATGGTATCGTACAACCAATTCCAGATGAATGGGCTGGTATTTATAATGTTAAGTGGGAACGAGAATTTAAAATTAATAAATTACTTGTAAATGAAGATAAAGTAAGATTTTACAGAAGACCTACAGTTAATATTACTGAAATAGTTAAACCAATATTTTCAAATGTAGTTACACCAAAAACACAAAGTGGAATTATAAATGGTATTGCACAAAACCCAATTGCCGGTACTTTATTATCAAATTATACATCACCAACTACATATCTATTAGAAACTGTTGGTAACTCATTTTGGACAGGTTCTATGATTGGAACTTATTTAGAAACAAATCTATTAGTACCAGATACAACCTCACCACTTGGAAGCGCAGCTCCACTTGTACCATATAGACCTTTGGTAACACAAATAGTAAACTCAAGGGAAATATTAGTACAACCACCATATACTGAAAACGGATTCGTTACAAGTATAGAATCAGAACCATATACAGCTGTATTTAATTATACTGAAGGAGTTGATAATTTAAAAACAGCATTGACTGGTTCTTTTGCTAAAATTAATATTACTGATTTAACTACATTTGTTGGAGATGTTGCTAGAGTTAAAATATTTAGAAAATCAACAACCGATTTATCTGATTTTCAATTTGTTCAAGAAATACAATTAGAATCAAATGAAATTTTAGTTGATTTGGCATCTACTACAAAAAATCAAGAAAACTATGGATTGTTTGACAATACTAATTTTAAAGAATATTGGGCAACATCATCTAATAATTTAATAACTTCATTTAATCAAACATTTTTATTTGATTCTATAAAATTAAATAGTACCTCTGGAATTCAAAAATTCTTTACAAAAAACGCTTTCAATATAACCGAAGGTAGTGAATACACGTTGGATTTTAATGTTAGAAAAGAAGCAATAGGTAACACTGATAATTATATTCAAGCTTACTTAAGTGGTTCTAAACAAACTACTATAAACGGAGTACCAACTACACTTCAAGTTACACAAAGTATAGTAACCTTAGAAACGCAGAATGCTTTACTTCAAAAACAAAATATTAATGAAAATATAAAAGCTGAACAAATAGATAATGCTAAATTATATTTTGATGTAAGAGGAACTGATTGGCATATAGCTGATGTTAGTTTAAAAGCATCACAAGAAACATCATTTTCACCAGACGAAGTTACATTCGTACAATCTGTTCCTAGAATTTTGCCGGTAGAAACATTTGTATATAGATTTCAATTTTATGATATAAATAACAATTATATTCCTGTTTTGGTTGAAGAAACTAAAACATTTAATGGTGGAAATTTACAAGAGTTAAGAAAAGGATTGGTATTTAGTCCTAGGTCATTATCATTTCAATTTGATTCTGGTTCTCAACCAGTTCCTCCTACTGTTGTTGGTTTTACAGTTACTAAAAATTTACTAACAGGTTCCGTAACATATACATCTCAATCTTTTGATTTTTTTGGTAATGAGTTATTTGGGTCAGACTATACGGCATCATTTACAGGACAAAGATATCCGGGATTACTTAGTGATATTACATCCGATACACCAACAATGACTGTTGGAAATTTTACTGGTTCTAGGGGTGATAAGTTAGTACAACTTGTAAAAATTACAGGAGAAGTTGAAGGATTTACCGATACAGTAATATTCACTAAAGTATTGGATGGATTTGGTGGAGTTAATCATATTATTAGACCTTATAGAGGAACTCAAATTAGAAATAGTAGTACCGCATCTTTAGAAATTCAAGCGGTAAGAATTGATGGTGTAAATGATATTGAACTTAGTAGTACAACTAAGCCTGAGAAGGGTTGGCCCGATAAGCAACTACATATTTTAGTAACGGGTTCTTCTGCAACTGGATTTCGTGAAAAATTTGTAAACTTAGAATATGCATTATCAAGTAGTTATATATACGGATTGAATTCTGGTTCATTGGGTAGTGGTGAGATAAATTACAATGCAGTTTTTAATAGAGATTCAATTGATTTTAGAAGAACGATATATTTGATTTCATCTCAATCAGCTGCATCGGATTGGGCGTTTAATACATCTGGTTCGGTGGTGGCATCTATTATATTAGAAGATTTACAAGATGGATTGGATAGTGGTATTGTAACATATAACGCAGATTCATTCACAATAAATCCCAGAACTGAAACTACATTCAGACCTTCATTTGGATTTGCTACGGCATCTTTTGCAAAGAGAGGAACGGCAGCAGCTGAAATTGAATCGGTAACGGCATCATTTCAGATTTATCCATCTATGTCAATAAACAAAGATTGGGTTCCTGAATATTGGATGTATTATCATACTCAAAGTTTAAATCCAACAATAACAGTTGTTGCAAAGGATGAAAATAAAATTACAATACCATCACAAAAACCAGAGGGACCTGAATCATTATATGTAAGAAGTCCATTATCGCAAACTAAAAACTTAACATTAACATTTACATATACTGAACCTTGGACATCGGCATCTGTTAGTTTAGATAAAACATTCACAATTGTTCCTGAAGGTAAACCTGGAGATGAGAGTATTGTATTTGAAGTAAATCCAATAGCAATTACACTTGGAGCAAATTCAAGAGGTATTGTAAATGATTATAAACCATCTATTACTGATATTAGATTAAAGCAAGGTGCTAGATATCTTGCGTTTAGTTCAAGTGCATCTGAATCTAATAAGTTGGAAACGCATGGTACATTTTATATATTAAATGCATCAACCTCATCTATAATAGATAGTAATATTACTGCTGGTAATGTACATTTTACATCATCATTTGGAACGCAATACACAGCATCTTTAATAGTAAGTGCTTCATCAAATATGACAGATTTGAGCGGAAGTATTGAATATCCATTGATAATACATCCATATTTTACATCTTCAATTTATACTGCAAGTGTGGTTGTTAATTATACTAAAGTATTGGAAGGAGCTCCACCAATTCAAATAACAATATCGCCAGCAAACGCAACATTAACTGCTGATGAAGTTGGATTTGTAACACCGTCTGGATATTTGGCAGCTAATACAACAATACAAGTAAAAGAAGGAGATGATTTTTTAAAATTAACAACAACCGAATCTTTTGCGAATGCAGATGCTAGAAAAGGTACATACACTATTAATTCAATTCAAACACCAATAGTTGGTGTTGATATGTTTTCTATAATGACCGGTTCTTTCTCACAATCAATGAGTTCATCTAAAACTGGATTGACGGGAAGAATAAATTATGATAGATTTGATTATCCATATGTTTCGGCAAGTGCACTTTATACAATTCAAGTATATCCATATGCATTGGGAGCTGGGCATTTACCAACTTCATCAATTTATACAAGAACTCAAACATTTACAAAGAATGTAACTCCGCCAAAAGCTCGTAGTATTGATTTTAAAGCAACTTCTTATACGGTAAACTATGATAGAAATGGTAGAGTATCTGCCGCATCTCAAGAGCCAATCGCATTATCCGCAACAGCATTTAATACAACATCATCTGCAGAAAGGGTATTTATTACAATATCTGATATTGCTTCCGATGGTTCGGAATCCGGTGAACAAACAATTGCTGGAGATATTGGTTCAAACCCAGTAACATTTACACTACCACCGGTAAACTATAATGATATAAGTCCTGATACGATAAAGACATTCAAAGTTAAAATAACAGATGGTAATCCATATGTATCCCCAACACTAAATCCATATAGAGCTGAAGCTCAATTAACAATATCTGGTGTAAAGGCTGGGGCCGATTCATATAAGTTAGTAGCATCAAATGAAAGTACTTCTATAACTGCAGATTTATGGGGACCTTATGTATTTTCTAATACAGGTATGAAAATTACCACATTTAATGGTACTCAACAATTAATAAACCAACATCCATTACCGCAAGCAAATTTATTTGATACAAATTTAGATTATAATGGTGACCCGATTGGAGCATTAGGATTTTCATCAGCATCGATAGTTTATAAAGATAATTGGATTACTTCACCAACTATTCTTACTGGGAATCCTGCAGAAACTGCAAATATAACAGCTTGGCAATCTCCAGCTGTAAATACATCTGGAAAAATTGTATATAGAGTTGATTTTGAAGGAGATTCATCTACAACTGACCCATTGGTAAGGCCGTTAGCTAGACAGACTCAATTTGTAACTCAATCAATAGCTGTACAATTTACTCCACCACCTCCGTATGATGTTAAGATGGAAAATGAAAACGCAGCTGCGGTATATAGAGTATCTGGTGAATTTGATTTAGGTTCAACATCAAATGTAATAAGAGTTTATAGAGGGGCAACTGAATTAGTGAATACATCAACAATGCCAGCAACTGATACCGATGCTTATGGGGTTTCGGGATTATCAAAAGATAAATGTAGAGTAAGTATTTCTTCTGTATCTCCAGCCAACGTTGTTACATTGGGTGGTATTGTAGCACCATATGAAGGCAAATTTGTTAGTGGAGCTCCAGCTACTTTTGCTGGTATTGCGACTTGGACAGATCCTGAAAATAATCCGCTTGTAAATATTGTATATCAAATAGATTGTGAAGGAAGACAGACGATTTTCAAAACTCAATCATTATCAGTTCAATTTGAAGGTAATGTAGGACCTGGTATAGTAATGAGAGGAGAATGGTCACCACTTACTGATTATATAGGTTCTCATCAAACAAGTAATTCTCGTAGAGATGCGGTAATTTATAGTCCTGTTCCTGGTACAACAAAATACTACGGAGCAATTAGTGGAAGTGGGCCTAACACATATAATAATCCAACAATAGTTCCTGGTCAGGATGGTTATTATACTGGAGCTACCCCACCTGCTGGATATAATAAAATAGATTTTAAATACCCAACACCTGATGGTACTAATGTGTATTGGGAATATTTGGGTGAGGAAGAATTCTTTGTGGCAGCTAAGATTGCAATATTTGAGGAATCATATGTTAAAAATACAATTAACGTTGGTACTAAAGATGGTACGAGTGGGTTTGCAAATATTGTATTAGCTGGAGGAAGACCTGACCCTTATATAGCAATTGGCCAAAACTCAACGGTTGGTACGGCTGGAACATCTGGTACAACTGTAACTACTGGTGTGATTGGATATAATAAACCTGGTATTTTCTTAGGAATTTATGAAAATGGAAGTTCTGGAACTACGGGTAGATTTTCAATTAAAACAACTGGAACTTCTGGAAAAGGAATGTCTTGGGATGGTGATACATTAACTATTATTGGTTCTATCAGACAAGTTACACCGGGCGTTCCTGAGGGAAGTTTTAGAGGACCTTGGGCATCTGCAACAATATACTATCCTAATGATACCGTAAGTTATAATGGTTCTAGTTATATAAATTCAGTTAATCACACATCTACTAACAATACAAACATTGATACGGGATATCCACCAAATGCAACAAACACTTGGACTGTGTTTGCGGCCGGAGGTACTTCTGGTACGTCTGGTGCAAGTGGTACTTCTGGTGTAAGTGGTACGTCTGGAACTGGTGGTGGTCCGGGCCCTGGTGTTTCGTTCAGAGGAAACTTTTCAACTAGTACACTTTATTTCCACACACCAACTAGAAAGGATATTGTTAGAGTTGGTAGCACTTATTATTTAGTTAATAACACATCATTAAATGGTCAAGATGGTACGGCTTGGGGAACTCCTACTGGTGCAAATGCGAATTGGGTATCATTTGGTGCACAATTTAGTTCGGTAGCAACCGATGTATTACTTGCACAAGATGCAACAATTACAAGAGGTTTGGTAATGGGTGTTGAGGGTACATCTGGAACTTCTGGATTTATACGAAGTGCCGATGCATCTAACATACTTGATGGGCAGGGATTTTATATGGATGCTGGTGGTAGACTTAGATTTGGAGAAGCAGTTTTGCCTGGTAACAATTATATTTACTTTAATGGTGCTACGTTAGATGTATCTGGCGTATTAAACGCAACTGAAGGAAATATAGGAGGGTGGAGTATAACATCAGCTGGATTACAATATACAAGTGCCGATAGTAACAGACAACTTAAACTAAATTCAACTAGAGGAGCATTTGAAGTATTTTATAGTGGTAGTTTAGTAGTTGATGTAAATTCAAATCCATCTTTGACAAATTTAACTGCAGCAACTGCAGTATTTTCTGAAACCACCAATGTACCACTGGGAACAATTCAAGGGGATGGTACTCCTAAATACGGAGCTACTGCCACTGCGACGTGTACATTGGTAGCAGGTAGAACATACGAATTTAGTTGGGGAACTGGATTTATACCAACCGTAACTTTGGGAGGTGATTGGGGAGCTATTGGGTATGGGTTGATATTTTCAACAAATTCAACACCAACACAAGAAAATGCGGCTTTTATTCTATCTGATGGAGTGTATAGTAACACTGGTGGAACTGTTCAATTAGAAAGTTTTAATTCAGTATTTACCGCTGCAGCTTCTGCAACATATTATGTAAGACCGTATATAGATCTGTATTCAAGTGAGCAAATTGAAATTTTTACACCACCATATTATGATTATCAATATGTAAGTGGATACTTAAATGATGCTTTATATTTTTACGGAACATCCATAGTACCATCGATAGAAAAAACCGAAATGGTTGGTGGTGGTATTCAAATTATAAAAGATACAAATACATTTTTTAAAGTAGATAGAAACGCTACTGGTGGTGTTGGAGACCCATTCATAAAGACTATGGGAGCAAGTGTGGAATTTAGGGGAGATTCTATTTCAGCTGCAAATGATTTTACGGTTGGTAGTTTTGAAAACTTTACTATTGGTTCATCGGGTGGATATATCGCAGCCAGTGCCGGATCTGTAATGTCTATATATGATACACAAGCCGCAGGTTCGGCAAGTGGCGGAATGCGTATTAATAGTAACAACTTTATTAGATTAGAACCAAATGGCCCTGGTGGATATTTTGCATATGTTGGATATAGTAATAACGCAAACTTACAAATTAAAGTTGCAAATGGAACAAATCCATCAGATGAAAGATTAAAAACTGAAATTGAAATTTTAGAAGATGGTAGTATAGAAAAAATTAAAGAATTGAGTTTAAAGAAATTTAAATTTAAAGATTGTGAAACCGGTGAACCAATTGGTCATAAAAAAATTGGAGTTATTGCACAAGATGTTGAAAAGACTTCTTTAAATGGGTTGGTATTGGATGAATCAAACGGTCTTCAATTGCAAGTTGATTATGATTCTTTATTAGGACATGCATTAAAAGCAATTCAAGAATTATCAAAAAAATTAGATAAATTAGAAAACGAAATTAGTAGTTCTAAAATTTAAAAACTATATATTTATATATATACATACAAATAATATATTATGGCACAATTAAAAGAATCTCTATCTACTGAAGTTTTAGATAGTATTAAATCAAAAAGAGAAGAAATGTCTAATTTAGTAATGGAATTTGGACAATTAAATCTTAAAAAAAGAGAACTTAAAAACGAAATATCAAAATTAGAGAAAATTGAATTGGTAATGGAAACTCGTTTTGATGAAATCAATAACGAAATGGCAGATATTTTAAAGGAATTGGAAAAAACATACTCAAAGGGAGAAATTGACCTAAATGAGGGTATTGTTTATTACGAATCAGCTGAGTAAAATAAATTTGGTAGTTTGAGAATTATTTTGTATATTTGTTACAATTAATAAAATATGTCTAAAAAGAAGTTACTTTATGTTGCACCCCACTTATCTACGGGAGGTCAACCACAATACCTATATAAGCAGGTAAAAGAATTTATAAAAGATTTTGATATCCAAGTTGTTGAAATAAACAACAGCGGAGGATATGCTTTTGTAGTTCAAAAAAATAGAATAAAATCATTAGTAAAGGTTCATACATTAGGAGAAGATAAATCCGAAATACTTAAAGTAATTTCAGAATTTAATCCTGATATCATACACTTTCAGGAAATTCCACAATTTGATTTAGCTCCATTTATATTAGACCAGATTTTTACAAAAGATAGAAATTATTTTATAATAGCATCTACGCATGGTTCATTGACCGAACCATCCGAAATAAATTATCATCCTGATAAATACGTTTTGGTTTCAGAATGGAGTAGACAGCGATTTATTGATATTGGTATTGAAACCGATGTGTGGGAATATCCAATCGAAGATTATACTTTTGATAAAGAGGCTTCACAAAAAGAATTAGGATTAGACCCAACATATAAGCATGTATTAAATGTTGGATTATTTGCACCAGGCAAAAATCAAGGTGAAATATTTGCAATAGCAAGACAATTAGAAAAATATAAAATTAAATTTCATTTTGTAGGAAACCAAGCTGGAAACTTTGAAAATTATTGGGCACCTCTTATGAAATATATTCCTGAAAATTGCGTGATATGGGGAGAGCGTGATGATGTTGATAAATTCTATTCTGCAGTAGATATGTTTTATTTTGCATCTAAGATAGAATTAAATCCATTATCCGTTAAAGAAGCATTATCATATAAACTACCTTCTATATTTAGAAAATTACATACATACTTAGATACTTACGATAACAATTCATTAGTT